TATGATTCTATTTGTCAGACTATTGCTAGCAGTGGACACCGCAGAGGCGCACAGATGGGCGTACTACGGATTGATCATCCTGACGTATATGATTTTATTCGAGCTAAACGTAACAACGATAAGCTAACAGGTTTTAATATTTCTGTAGGTATTACTGATAAGTTTATGGAATGTCTAGAAACAGGTGAAGGCTTTGATCTAGTGTTCGAAGGTAAAGTATACGAAACAATTGATGCTAACGATCTCTGGAATGAGATTATGGAATCAACTTGGGATTGGGCAGAGCCTGGTGTTTTGTTTATTGATCGTATTGCTGAAATGAATAACTTATGGTACTGTGAAGATATTGCAGCTACTAATCCTTGTGGTGAACAACCACTCCCACCTTTCGGAGCTTGTCTATTAGGCTCTTTTAATTTAACTAAGTATGTAATTGAAAACGAATATGATCATAACACTTTTGACTATGCTCAAATGTCAGCAGACATTAAAGAAGTAGTTCGTGCAATGGATAATGTCGTAGATCGTACTATTTATCCGCTAAAGGAACAAGAAGATGAAGCACGAAATAAACGAAGAATGGGACTTGGTGTTACAGGATTGGCAAATGCCGGAGAAATGCTCGGCTACCTTTATGGAACAGATAAGTTTCTTGCTTGGATGGAAGCTGTATTTAAAACACTAAGAGATGAGTGTTATCGTACATCAGCAATGCTTGCCAAGGAAAAAGGAGCGTTTCCGCTATACAATGAAAAATATTTAGATAGCCATTTTATTAATACACTAAGCCCAGATGTATTTGATTTAATTAAAGAAAACGGTATACGTAATAGTCACTTGACTAGTATTGCACCAACAGGAACAATTAGCCTATGTGCAGATAATGTATCAAGCGGCATTGAGCCTGTGTTTAGTCATTATTATGACCGAACAATTCAAACATTTGAAGGTCCAAAGGTTGAACGCGTGATGGATTATGCTTATTCTAAAGGTGTTGAAGGCCGAGGCGCTAATGATATTAGTGTACAAGATCACCTTAAAGTTCTCTTACTAGCACAAAACTACGTTGATTCAGCTTGTTCTAAAACTTGCAATGTAGGAGAAGATGTAACATATGATGAGTTCAAACAAGTCTATGTTGATGCCTGGAAAGGCAACGCGAAAGGATGTACAACGTTCAGACTTAGTGGTAAAAGGTTCGGCATACTTAACGAAACCGTGGAAGAAGAAACGAAGATATCTAGCGAAACTCAGACAATGGTTGAAGAAACGGGAAAGGCAGAAGCTTGCTTTATCGACCCGCTTACTGGCCAAAAAGAGTGCGCTTAACAATAATATAACGGAGGAGTAAATGGCAGAAGAAATTATTTCTGTTGTCGATATTGCATCGAAAGGAGTAGTTATTGACACTCCTCCCGTTGCCTTAGCTGAAAACATTTTTACAGATGTAAAGAATGTTAGATTTAAAGATGGCGCTGTTCGTAAAATAGAAGGCGAGTTATTGCTTAATAATATTGCAGGAGTAACTGGTCAAGCTAGATATATTGCAGTATGGGAAAATCCTAACTTACAACCAACAGGTGTTTATTACTTATGGGTAGTAGATAAAGTAACTGCAGGTGTTATTGTAGGCCAAGAAATCTATATACAAGATCATACAGGTGTAAAACGTAATATAACACCTAGTAGTCTTAATAGCGGTAATGGATTTGCCTTTACAACAAGTGGTTGGCAACATACATTATTTAGTGGTGGTTTTACTTTTATTATTAATAACGGTATTGATAAACCTCATTACATACTAGACCCTGCAGGTAATACAAATATTAATAATCTTGTACTTGCAGAGCTTCCTGGCTGGGATAGCTATCATGTAGAACAAACAATTGTAGATGATGTGTTTGCTGCAGGTGTTACTAATGTTTTTGACCTTGGACAAAAAGTAGATTTTACTACTAATGAAATTGTAGTCACAGGCACAAATAATAAAACTGCACAGGCAGGAACACCTGCAGGAACAGGTACAGTTAACGATACTAATTTTGTTCCAGGAATTTATCCTTCGCCTACGCCTACTGTAACAGGTAATCATTTTCAAATCTATACAGATACAGCAACTAACACGACAGTACTGGTTATTGGTGGGTTAACAATTAGCGATGAAATTAAAGTAACTATTGAATCAAGAAATCCAGTTAATGTAAGAGCTGGTATTGTTGAATCATTTGGTAATCTTTTAGTAGCTGGTGATTTAACTGAAACTGATGGTGCTAATATTATTAGACGACTTTCAGGAGTAGTTCGTACTTCAGACGTAGCTGTCCCAGGATCAGTGCCTAATAACTGGAATCCTTTTGCGGCTGGTGTTAGTACTGCTGATGAATTTACATTATCAGAAACTAATGTTATTCAAGAAATGAAATCAGTACAGGGTAATATGTATATCTATAGTACTGATAGTATTCATGTAATGCGTCTTACTGGTAGACTTAATGCACCAGTAGCCTTTTCACCAGTAACAGATGAATACGGTTGCTTAGTTAGAGGTGCAGTAAAAGAATATGATGGTAAGCATTTTGTAGTTGGATCTAATGATATTTATGTATTTAGTGGAAATCCAGGTACAATACAGTCGTTAGCTCAAGGTAAGGTTAAAGAATATTTTTATAATAATCTAAACCCTATCCATGAAAGACAATTGTTTCTTTTACAAAACCACCAAGAGCTAGAGATATGGGTATGTTATCCTACGCTTAATTCAACTGGAGGAGAGTGTGACGAAGCTCTTATCTGGAATTACAGGGATAATACTTGGACTATTAGAGATCTTAATGCAGTAGCTGCAGGTGATGTCGGCCCAATTAGAGGTGGCGGTATACCTACTGCTACTATTACTGCAACTGGCGATAGCGGTAATGCAGGTTACACTAATCGTGGTAAAAAAGAAATACAGGCAGTAACTATTAATGGTAAAACACCGAAGCCTACTATTGGCACTAAAGCAATTAAAACAGTTACAGTAGGAAACTTTTCTAGTTTTACCACTGATGTGTCTGAAGTTGTAGACCTTACAATTACAGGTGATACAGGTCCAAATACAGTTAACGCAGTAAGTACTTTAACTTACCCATCAGCAACAACTTTTACTTATGATCGCAATAAAACTACACACCTTGACGGTGGTGCTAGTGCAATTATTAATGGTGATTCTAGTATTGGTAATGTTAGTTTTCCTGCTAGCTCTATACTTGGAACTAACTATGCAGACGGTGCTACTATTACAATGGCACAGTTTGTAGAGGCTATTAAAGATTACATTAATGCAAATAACGCATTAGCTGATTTTACTGCTACGGCAGCATCTAATGTTCTTACACTTACATCTGATGTTCCAGGATCTCGTGCTTTCAGCACTTCTACTTTTGCAGTATCAGGAAGTGGAACAACAACTAATATAACACCTAATTCTACTGTTACAGGTGTCGGCGTATATGGCATTACAGCGGCGCTTAGCCCTTCAATCTCAATGACTATTACGGCACCAGCCGTAGGCGGGGTACAAAGTGCAATCAACGAAACAATCACTCTTAGCAAAAATCTCACAAGTCAAACGGCGATTAGAGATGATATTATTACTAAGTTGTCTTCTCTTTCTGTGTTTAATGGTAATATTAATGCTATTTACGGTGTTGCAGCTGATGGCAATAATGTAAGGTTTACTTCGGTTAATGGTGGAAATCATAGTGCATTAACAATTGCATTTTCGACTAGTTATAGCGGTACAGCGTATACTGAAACACAATTTGGTGGTAATCTTACTGACTCTGTTACGGTAGTTACAACAGGTGTAAACAACAATATACCTATACCTAATATGACTGTTACGTTTCCTGATGGAACAACAGGTAGCACACCGCTTCCTGGAACTCAATCAAGAGCTAGTGTAGTTACTGCAATAAGTACAATAATTAATGCAAACGCTGGGTTTAGTACTTCAACAGGAACAGGGTTAGTAACAGCTACAGCAGCTGCAGTTGGGGTTCAAACAAATAATTTTAGTGTTGCAGTAGCAAGCACTGGAACATTACCAACTGGCTTTAATAATGCTACTTTTACTGGCGCACAAACAAGAGCAGGTCGAGCAGCGCATACTAATACAGATCGTATTACTCTTACGCCGCCTGAAGGTAATGCTATCACAATTAACTTTGATAGTACTGCTGCTTTTGATCCAGATTCAGGTAGCTCACCTACTAATGTAGAAGAAATAACAGCTATTGAAATAGCTACTGCATTAGAAGCAGCATGGACTGATACTACTTATTTTACTTTAAGCAGAAGCAGTAATGTACTTACTTTTACTAGCGCTACTAGAAAAAATGTATCAGGTACGTTTGCATATACAGTAGTTAATGGTGATACTAGAACAGGTACAGGAGTTAGTCCGTTAATAACTAACTCTACCGGTAGTGATATTTCGGTTACGGAAGGCGTAGAACCTATTTATGCTAAAATGACTCGTGTAACGATTACTATTAATACTGCAGCAGGGAGTGTTGTAGCATTTGATCGGCACTACGGAGAAGGTCCAGGAAGACTATTAGATCCTAACTTCACCCCAGCGCAAGATGATGATACTTATGGTGATACTGGAGTTTCAAGCGATGCAGCATATCTTGCTTTGTATTACAACGCAGATGCTCCACAGACTCCGACTGAAGAAGCTAAGGATAATGGTGCAGTAGCTACAATGCAAAGCGCTTTATTAGCTGCGCTTGGTGCAATTAACACTAACAATGCGCTAGTTGTTACACCTGATAACGCTTCTGCACCTACAAGTATTGATATTGGACCAAGTCAGTTTAGTACTTCAGCGCAATATGTCCTTACATATAGCCCATTTGTTGAGTTAGTACCTGCAAGTGTAGCCCCTACTACAACAGCATTAATTGCGGTAGCAGAAGGTAATACAGTCGCAGCAAGTGCGCCTACTCAAAGCACTGCAGGGACAGGTATTAGTACTACATTTGATGTTGTACGCCCTTGGAAAGTTGATCAGATTAACCCTAATAAGGGATATCCTATTTTTGTTCAAAGTGGTTACGATAACGGAACTCTTTTTAATAGAATAAGAGCAGCTGATTTAACTTATACATTTGACGGAACACCTTATGTATCTTATATTGAACGTCAACAGATGTCTATTACGCCTAACTTTGATACTGAAACAATAAACAGTATTTCTTTATGGGCAGATGGCGGCACTGCAATTTCGGTTGGTGGAGAGTTAAATAGGGCTACGTTACAATTAAGAGCAAGAGGAACTAACTATCCAGGAGAACCAGCATATCTTACTGTTGCAGAAGATAATACACAAGCTAATTCAAAAGCAAATAAGCTTACAGTAAATGATTTTGTTGTTTCAGATTCTTATAAATCAGATATTAGAATAACTGGGCGTTTCCTTAACTATAGAGTAGATGATGCTTTAGCAGATACTAGCAGTAGTTATACAAGCACTAATCCTAACAACTGGAATATTTCAGGTCTTCAATTAGGAATTAATAAAGGTGGAGTTAAATAATGGCAATTCAAAATCCACCTATTTCTGAAGATAACGTTTTAGCTTTTACGCTGTTAGAGCTTATTACATTAGTTAACAGTTTAGAACAACAAAACTTAAAGTTGCTAGCAGACATTGAAGCTGCTAGTGACTTTGCTGATTTAAAAGTAAGGATACAAAAATGATTAAAATACTTGAGGACAATTCTGTATTTGAGGCAATACAGTTAATGAATAAATCAACAAAAGAAAATCTATATGGTGGATACGAAAGAAACGAAACTATGTGGATTTCTTTTTTTATGAATATTATGCTAGAACAAAAGAAAGGCAATCCTAATTATTTAGCTATTGCTGAGTATAACAATGACAAGCTATCTGGTTTCTTATTAGCATCTACATTTGAAAGTTATTATAATGGTAATTATATTATGGATGTAAAAGATTGTATTGTAGATAAAGATAATAGCACACCGTTTACAGTTATTAAGTTATTTAATTATATGATACAACATGTAAAGAAACATGGAGGTACTCGTTGGAGAGCAGACTCTATTCGTGAAAGTATTCATTCAAAAAATTATGTTAAGTTATTACAATTAAAATTCGGTGCAGAAGTTTACTACTCAGCACACGGTATAGTCTCAGGAGATTAATAATGAAATTGGAGAATAAATATGAGTAGTGGTGGTGGCGGTAGCTCAACAACTGTATCAGGAATTGATAAAGAATTTAAACCTGATATTAAGTATGGTCTTGGTTTATCTAAAAATTTATTAAAAAAACAAATTAACGATCCATCTAAAGTCATTGCAGGATTTGACCCGATGCAAGCCGAAGCACTTAACCAACAAGCAAAGTTTGCAAGAGATCAAATGACAGGCAGTGGGATATACGATACTCGCGCTGCTGAACAAGGATCGCTGTTAGGGTTAGCAGGTTCTAACGCATTACAAGCTACAAGCGGAGGAACTTATGGTTCTGCGCGTGGTCAAAAGGCTTTAGCATCTGCTTTAGCAGGTCGCGCAGGTGAGTACCAAAAAGCAAGACAAGAAGCAGCTATGCAAGGCGTTCAAAATCTTGGTGATGCAGGTACAACTGTGCAGCAACAAACACAGGCAGAGTTAACTGCGCAAGATACTGCGTTAGATCGTTTCTTTGGAAGGCTTTCAGGGGTTGCACCTAAGTCATCAGTTACTACTGGTGGAGGTGGTAAATAATGGCAATTAGAATTGCATCTAGTCCAGAAGCTTTAACAGAAGCAGAAAGACGTAGACGGGAAAGGCTTTTACGCACAGGTATTCAAGCCCCTCCCCCTCCTCAACTTAAACAAGAAAAAAGTGCTGGTTCTCAAATGGTAGATATTGCTACTAGTAAAGCAATGAATAAGGCATCAGATACTTTTATTGACCCTTTGATTAACAAAGGAATGTCTAAGGCAGGACAACTTGCTAGCTTTGTATCACCACAAGCAATGACTGGTGCGCAGCTAGGCGCATTACAAGGTGCATCTGCAGGTAAAGCTATGTCTGCAAGTGGAATGCTTGGAGGCGGGATGTCTCCAGGTATGGCACAAGCAATTCTTGGATCTGGTAAAGCAACAGCACCACTTGTAGCAAAAACTGCAGGAATGACTGGTGGACAGCTTGCTGCGGCTACCGCTCCAGGTTTAACTGGTGCTGCAACTGCGGGTGCTGCAGGTGCAGCTGGTGGAATGGCACCTATGTTAGCAGCATTAGGTCCAGTAGGACTAGGGCTTGGTGGTTTGCTCCTTGCTAAAAAATTAAAGTTGTTTAGCGAAGGCGGTAAGGTTGGACCATTGTATTCTGCTGAAGGTGATAAAGTAGAGAAAAATAAAACTGCAACTAGCCTATTAGAAGAACTTAAAAAACAATTAAATCGTAAAGAACAAAATAAAGAAGATAATTTCTTATTACCTAGTCTTGGACCATTAAACAAAGGAGATTAGTATGCAGGGTTTTAGAATATTAAATCCAAACTTAGCACCACTTGCTAATCCTACAGTTGATCCTGGATTTAGAGATGATACAAGTATTCCTTCCTTTGACCCGATTTTAGAAGGTCTTCAAAATAAAAACTTTACAGCATTAAAGTTACCAAAGTATGTTTCTTATGAAGAACAAGTAGCTAAAGAAAAGGCTGCAGCAGCAGCAGCGGCAGCTAAAAAAGCTAAACAAAAAAGCGATCAGGGCAATACTCAAGTTGGTATTGGAAATGATTACTGGAATGGTCAATACCAAGGGGATGGTGGCGGTTGGGATAATGAAGGTCCAGGTGATTTTGGAGGAGGCGATAATTACGGTGGCGGGGCTGCTGAAGATACTGATGATCCAATGGGTTGGTCATATGGCGGCACAATCCCACCTATGTATGCGTATGATGGTCTCACTAAACAAGAGCGAGATCGGATGGCTATCTTAGCGCAACAAGAAGCTGCTAAACCAAAAAGCACTTTTGACTTTACACCTTCAGTACCTTCTCTTTCTCAGTTAGCTGAAAATGCAAACAAGATAAAAGAAAATATTGGTGGAACTATATCAACAACTTCACAAAATCTTTTTAATACAGGCTCTGATATTTTAAAACAAGAGACTACTCCAAAGGCTATTCAAGATAAAGTATTTAATGCATTTATAACAGCAAGTTTAAAATCTAATCCATATACTGCTCCATTAGCTGCTTTTAAAACAGTTTATGATATAGCTCAAACAGTAAACAATTATGCAGAAAATCAAAAAGATCAAACAGAAACGCTAGATCCTGGTTTTAATCCAGGATCAACTTACGAACCTTTGCCTTCTGAATTAAATACTGGAATTACTAACCCTGCAGATTTTAATTTTAAAGACTTTAATTATGGCTATAATATAGATAATGTTATTGCTAATAATTATGATGCAATCCCTTCCGATTATTCAAGTCCATCTACTTCAGGCATAACTGAGTATGATCCTACTGCAATAAACTCTTGGGAAGATCTTGGTAGCTATATAAGTGCTGGTCTTCAGAACGACTATGATTATGGTTTAACTTCAGAAGACACTAGCTATAATGAGAAAGTATCGCAAGCTTTAGCAGATGAGCTATCTAATCCTCCAACTTCAGGTGGCAGTAGTTTTTCAGGCAACAGTAGTGGCGGTGATAGCTGGGGCGATGGCGGTATGGGCTTTGATGCAAGTGATGCAGCTTCCGGTGCAGATGATCCTATGGGAGATGGCAGTGGCAGCTTTGGGGCTAACGATGATGATGATGGAGGGGATTATGATCCTTCTTTTAGCAAAGGTGGATATGTATACGCCTCACAAGGTGGCTATGTTAACTCAACAGGAGGGAAATAATGCATAACATAAAAAGCATTACTCAAAAAGACCGTTATGGTAATATGTTTTCTCTCGAAATGTTTGAAGACCAAGGCATACCTATGCTAATGATGATTCCTGATATGCCTAATGGGTTTAACGGAGCAGACACAAACAATCATCCAGGGAAACCTAAAGGAACTGATACAGTACCTGCATGGCTAACCCCTGGAGAAAACGTTGTTAATGCTGAAGCATCTCGTCTTCCTGGTAATCAAGAAAAAATTGATGCTATGAATGAAGAGGGTCGTGCTATACAACAAGCGCAAGGTGGTCCTATTCCTACTTATGAAGCTGATGGTGGTAAGATACCGCTGATGTATTCAGCAGAAGGGACTACTGAAGATGATCTACTGCGTAGATTCCTTGAGCTAGAAGAAGGTAAGCGTAATACAGCATACCTAGACTCTGCAGGTGTACCCACCATTGGTTTTGGCAGTACTCGCGGTGTTCAAATGGGTGATAAGATTAATGATACGCAAGCTCGTCAAAAGTTAATGGCAGATATGCGTGTTGCAGAAGAAGATTATAACAAGTTAGTTACTGCTGATCTTAACCCTAATCAACAAGCAGCTGTTAAATCGCTTCTGTTTAATATTGGTGGACCACAATTTGCTAATAGTAAAGCACGTGCTGCACTTAATGCAGGTGACTTTGATGCCTTTCAGAAAGAAGCTTCAGAGTTTCGTATGGCAGATAGTAAAGTTATTCCTGGTCTTGAAGCTCGTAGAGCTAGAGAAATGTCATTGTTTAATAAGCCAATTGCTCAAGCAGTTGCGGAACAACAAACAGCGGATAAGCCCTCTATTATACCACCAGTGGTAGGTATGCTTGGTGATCAAAAGGTTTACTCAGACGATATGGGTGAATTTGTGATGACACCAGAAGGTGAGTCTTATCTTGATAATGATCAGCTTAAAGCTGCAGGGCTAGAGATTACGCCTGTACCACCAGTAGATTTAAATGAGGCACCCCCAAAACTCTATAAAGAAATTTCTATTGGTCAAATTGATCCTTATACTGGCGAAGAAATTGTAACTGATTCAAAAGATCTGTCTGGTACAGCTATTCCACAATCAAAAGATGAGTATGAGCAATTAAAAGTAGCAATTGATGAATCTACTAAAGTGCCTGAAATTGAAACGCCTCCAACTCCAGAATACGATCCTGAAGCAACAGGCGAAGATCTTTCACCTGCCGATCAAGCAGCTGCGGATAAAGCCAAGGTAGCTGAAGATTTAGCTAAACAAAATCCAGCTACTAAAGATATAACTCAGTCTGATGAAGATGTAACAGGTGCAGGTAGAGATTTATTAACAAAAGATCCTACCTTTGCAGAGTCTATTACACAAGGGTTTAAAGACTTGTTTAGCGAGATGTTTGAGCCTAAAGAAATTGCTCGTATGATTGTTAATTATGCAGGTTCTCGTGCATTAGGCTATGATCATAGTACTTCTTTAAACTATTCAGCAAAGACTTATGTTAAAACAATTGCTGCTGACTTAGCTGCAAGGAAAAAGTTTATCACTAATAAAGATAACCTTGAAAACTTTACAGCTGAATCTCTTAAACGATACCAAGAAACAGGTGACATTGGTGTGCTAGAAGATAAAGGTGGTAGCGCTCCAAATTATAATCAGACTTCTGGAAATGCTTTTATTAAGGGTATTGGTGTAGTTCAAAAGTTTAAGGATAGTAAGAGTGGTGTTGAAGCAGTTGAGTATAAAGGTAAACTGACACCAGTAACACACCCAGATGTTATTAAACTTATTGAACCTTGGAATGAAGGTGTTTATGGAGTTGCAGCAACTAAGAAAAGCTTTTTTGACTTTGCAAAAGGACAAGGTAGCTATTTAAACAATGAAGCAGGATTAAAAACAGGAACTAAAAATGATACATCTTACGATGATCGAGTTGATTTTCCTGAAGAAAAACTAGCTCAAGAAGCTAATATTAGGTTTAGAGAAATACTAAAACAAAATGGTGCTTCAGTAAGAGATATTCCTGATCTTATGAATGATGTTAACTCTGCAATGAGCAGATTTATGGAAGATACTATTGCCTATAAGCAAAAACGTAGAACAACGAAGCCTCTTTCTGTTAGAGCGTATATTAATGATTCTACAATAGAAGTATTAACCGATGTACCTCAAAGTCAAATAGGTGCAACATCAGTAAACAATACTAATGAGCTGAATAAACGGATTAAAGCTAGTATGAGAATTACAGACCCTAAAGATAAACGTTATGCAGAAGATTACTACAATCAATGGCAAGCAACTTATCAGGCATACAGAGCATTACCGCTTGATGTTAAAAATAAATTTGTTGCTGATGCTGCAAAACAAATTGCAGATAATCCAAAGGATGAAGCAAAACACTATAGTGGATTTACTTTATGGGCAAGTAAAACTTCTGATTCTGAAATAGCTAAGATTATTTCTGAATTAAAAGCAGCAGGAAAATTATAACACTAAATCCCTAAGAGATCATTAACACGCCCTTATAGGGGTGGATCCCTTAGGGATACTTTATTTTTATGGAGGCTTATATGGCTACTAGGCATGAATCAGAAGCTGAAAACACTGCCAAAAACGTACGCAAAAGATTTTTAAAAGGTGCTGACGGAAAGTCGTACGAATGGCTAGACGCTGACTCTGTTGTAGCTGAAGGTGATGACACTACTATACGACTTAAAGGGTTTAATGCTGCTGAGACTAGCAAGATTATTGATCGGGATGGTGAACTTCGTTTTGTACAAGGTCAACTTGGTGCTAAAGAACAAACAGAAGCTATTGCAAATATAGCAGAAGCTGGCGGCTTTAATATCTTTCAAGATACAGGTGAGTTAGACAGCTACGGACGCCGATTAGGTACCTTTGTAAATGAAGATGGTGAAGATTTAACTGAAGCAGTTTATTCTTCTGGTTTAGTAGATGTTAATTTATTTACAGATCAAGAAGGAATTGATGCGGCTAGACGTGGACGTCTACAAGAACAATTACGGGGTACTCGTGGACGTTTTGGCGACATTGTTGATAATGCAATGGGTGATCTTAAGTATGCGCCTGTTATGTTTAAAGAAACCGCAACAAATGAAAGAGAATACCTTGACTCAGTAATCGAAGTAGTTGCAGAACAAAAAGGGCTTAATCTTTATGACGAAGATGAGTATCGTCAAGCATATAACACAGCTATTTCTGGTAATTACGACACGCGTAGTGTTCCTTTTGCAGCAATTGATTTTCGTTATGGTGATCGAACTAAAGAAGGCGTAGCATACAATCAGATGACAGAGTCATGGAACACTGGTTGGAAAGGAATGTCAACTGCGTTGTATGGTTTTGCAGAGTTAATAGGCGTTGAGCTTGGTAGCGATACAATTAAAAATTGGGGCGCGGAAAATGTTGAACAAGCAAAAGATGATCTTGCAAACTCTCCAATACTACGGAACGTTGACTACCGGGATGTAGATGGTGTATGGGATGCATGGGAATTCTTTACTAATAATATGGCTATGTCGGCACCTTATCTAGTTACATTAACTGCAGGTCATGTATTATCGCCAGTAACTTTCGGTGCATCAGTACCAGTAGCTTACGGTTCTATTCTCGGTACCCATGCAGGTAATGTTTGGAACGATATTGAAGGTCCAAAGGGTCGTAAAGAAGCATCAGGCGCGATTATCGCGGGAACAGCTATGGCTGTACTAGATCGTATTGGTATGAAAGCTATTATGAAGCCTTCAACCTTGCTTACTAAAGAAGGCAGATTGCAAGTTGCTGCTGCTTTAAAGAAACAAAATCCAGGAATGACTTCTGCACAAGCATTAGCTCTTATTAATAAAGAAACAAAGTCTGTTATTAAAGGTGCTATTGAAGGCATGGGTAATTTTTCTGCTGATCACATTAATAACAGTGCTATTATTAAAGAAGTACTTAAGGGCGCTGGTCGTTCTGGAGTTATTGAAGGTGTAACAGAGGCTTCTCAAGAAGGTTTAGGTTATTTATCTTCTAAAGCAATGTCAGAAGGTGGACTCAAAGAGAACTTTAATCCTAATGAATTCTCAAATATTCTTGCATCATCTGCAGTTGCGGGTGGCGCGTTAGGTACAGGCTTCGGTGGGGCCGGTCAAATAGTAGAAGCTGGCGATCGCTATGCTATGCAAAAAGGTTTAATGCTTGGTCGTGTTGATAAGCTAAACCCTTATGATCAACTAAGCCAAGATCTAGGAAAACAAGGTTCTGTATTTAATATTACTGAAGAAGCAAGAGCCGCTACGCTTAACCAATCAGGTGGAACTAAAGCAGCACAACGTGCTAGGCAAGGTGAAAAAGCAAGAGGTAATATTTGGTCTAAGCTAAAAGATCCTACAAAGTATATGCCAGAGCTTTATCGTGCAGCAGCTACGACTGCGTTTAGACCTGAGCTATTGAGAAGATCAGCTGCTGCTAGAAAGCTTTATGCATTAGTAGGCCAGCCATTAGGTCGTTTATATTCGGGGCGTGACGTACAAGCACAAGAAGCTAAGTATCGTGGGGATATGCTAGGTACTATTAATCCTCAAAGAGTATTTAAACGCTTTGGAATGGCTGATCGTGTTAGTAACTCTAATAAAATATCAAATATGATTAGACGATTTTATATTGCGGGTGGAGATCCGGTAGCATTAGCTGACGACAAAGAAGTAATGGAAAACTACGAAGCAATTGAAGCTACTATTAAAGAATTAAAATTATTCTCAGCTATGTCTTATGCTTTAAAAAATGATAATTATAAAGCACAAGGTAATAACCGTGATAATTTAGCTGCAGATCCAGATGCTTGGTTTAATGATCAAAGTTGGGACTGGCAAAAGGTGCGTGATAATCGTGAAGCATGGTTTGATTGGATGCGTAAAAATGCTTTAGATAAAGACGGTAATCAATTGTATACTGAAAATGAATTGATAGAGTTATACAATAAAGTATCTAATAATGAAGATGCTACTGATTTTTCTATTGTTGAAGGCATTGAGTATATCCCTGGAGCAGGAAAAGGTGGAACAGAATTGTTATCATCTAAACCTGGTTTCGAACAGTTTGCTAATACAGATATAATACAAAATGCAATTAGCACAGCAAATCAAACTGCTAAGTATGCTGCCTATACAGAATACTTTGGTGCTGGCGGTAAGTATCTTGATTATCTATTTAATCAAATGGAAAATGAAGGACTTACTCGTGAAGAAATAGCTGAGATGGCTTATCATACTAAGAGCATTATTGATGCTGGCACAGGTAATTTTAAGTCTATTAAGAATAGAAAGCTTGCAGCGTTTATGCGTACAGCTACATTTTATACTTCGATAGTAGGCTTACCGCTTGCAGCGTTTAGTTCATTACCCGAATTTATTATGATGATATATCAAGCTCGTGGAATGAACGACATTAATAGAGCCATTAATATTTTTACAGGTGAACTAGTAGGAGCGTTAAAACAAGTAGCTAAGATGAAAATACATCCTTCGTTAGCTAATGTTCCGCTAGGAAATATTTATAGAAATAGTACAAATAAACTAATTAGCAGTGGTTTATTTCCAGATGATGCCACAGTAGCTACTCGCTATGGATTAGGTGAGACTGATATTAGTAAAGCTTGGTATCAAAAAGCTTTCTTTAAATGGACTGGCATTGCCGGAATAACTCAGCTTCAAAGATCAATGGCTGCTGCTGCAGTCTCTGGTTTTGTTTCTGATAGAATTAAAATCCTAATGGCTAGAAAAGAAGGTACACCTTATAATCAAGATCAGCTAGAAATATACCGGCAGTTAACTAACTTAGGTATGGATGTTGAGAAGTATATCCGAATACAACGCAAGTATAATTCTAACTATAAAGATTCAGAAGGCAAAACCAGATTTGATAGGCTTATGGATGAAGCTGAAATGGGTGGAGAAATTACTAGCGATATTGATTTTGTAAAAGATCAGCTAGATACTGTTACTTGGTATTTTACTAATGATCGTATTCAAAACCCGCAAGCGTATAATAGACCTTTGTTCTTTCAAGATCCTCACTTCCAATTGTTTGTTCAATTCAATGGATTTATTTCTACTTTCACTGCAAACGTAGTGCCTAAACTTTGGAATGATTATCTTAAGAATGGAAGTCCACGTATGAAATATAATACATTTGCACTAGCGGTTACAATGATAGCTGTTGGTGGAGCTTCTCAATGGCTTAAAGATTATATTAAGTTTGGAGGAAGCACTCCGTATCTTAATGATGCACAACTTGTGCAACGGGCAATCATGTCTTCAGGTATACTTGGTTCAGCTGAAAGAATAGTACAAGGTGTAGCGCCAATGTATTCTGATCGTAATGAAAATATCGTTAGTCGTTTATTTGGTGAAACAGTAGGTGGTGCGCCAACAGTGAGACTAGCAGACACTGCAAGAAAAGCTTTAGTTGAAGCAGCTTCAGGGGATTATCCAGGTTTCTTAACTCAGACAGGAAAACTATTACCTGTTGGCGGTGCAGTAACACCCGTAAGAAATGTATTTAAAGACTTAATGCAAGGTCAAGCGCCATCTAAGTGGCCATTTGATCAAGACACAGGAGAATAATAATGGCACCTAGAAGTGTTCAAAGAAATGCTGGCTTAAACTTTTTTGATAAACGTAGACAAGAAAAGTTAGCAGCACAAACTGAAACTACAGCACAAGCACAACGCACTGCAGAAACAGAGCGCGCTTCGGCTATCGCAGATGCTCAAGCAACTCAGGCAACATTAGAAACTCCTGTAGAAACTTTGCAAGCAGCAATGCCAATGACACAAGGAGACCCTACAGGCGCTGAAACGTTTGTAGGAGACTCACCTGAAAATATCATGCCTCGTGAACTATCTCCAACTGTGGAGATTGACCCAACAAGAACAATGGAAGACATTGCTGATGTTCCAATGCGACAGTATCAACAAGCAGGCATTGTTCCAGACCCTTCTCAAGATGTAGAAAGCCTTGCTACACTTGAAGAAAAAGAAGGGCTTGCTATAGATACGCTATCAAGCGAAGCAAGTAGCGTTAGGCCAATACTTGCCGATCAACCAACTACTGATCTGTTTACACAAGCAGTAGATGATTATGTAAGCTCAGAAGTCGGTAATGATGATGGTTTTGTTAGCTTTAAAAGCTTAGTTGATCTTGGAAGCAAAGCTTTGCGTACTGACTCTGGCGGTTTTAATATCTTAGGCTCAGATATCGATGTATCTGGTATCAGCGATAGCGAGCTTAGCACAGATCCGCAAGGGGTTATCTATCGTAATTCAGATACAATAATGAATGCTTTAAAAAATAATCGAAAGCTAGATCTATTGGAAGATAACCTTGATCCTACTTCTCAAATTAAACCAGAAGCGGGTCGTGCTGCGATGATGGCTGTCTTAATTGAACTTTCAAATAAGATGGAATTAATTAACAGTGAAGCTGATAAATCAGATGATGAACGACAAAACACAAATGGTTTAGATCGTATTATGTTAGGCAGTTCCGTTGGTCGTACATTTGAAAGATTATTATATCCTACTGAAATGGAAAACCCACAAGAGCTTTTCAAGGGCGAAGCGGAAAGATATGGTTATCAATATCGTTTAGAGCCAGCAGAAGCATCTCTATTAGGTCAAGCATTATTGCAAGGCTTTGTTGATATGCGAGACAATAATCTTGTTCAATCTTTTAGTAGCATTGGCCCAGATGGAAAACCAAAGGTTAGCTTTAGAACAACTCGTGAAGGGGATGCTAGGCTATCTGCTATGCGTAGAGGTATTCGACAGCAGCTAGGCATGAGCGCAACAAAAAGTAAACCTGTTTCAACTGTATTAACTAAAAATGGAATGTTGAGAGGCGAAGGTGCGTCTACACAAAATGAAATTACTCGTGGTCCTCTTAAAAATAAAAAGACTAAGATAATTGAAGATGGCGTATCAGCACTTGCTTCGGTATCACATACAGTAGCACCTCATGCCGCAACTTTATTTGCCGGTGTTTTAAAAGCAGGAGAAAAATACTCAGAGGGTGTCTTTGCAGATGTAACTAAACAAGGTTCTACCTATTTTGAAAATAAAAGAGATGAACTATTACGTGACTACCTTGCTAAAGCAAAATCAATGGGCTTAAAGCCGGGAGACTTAGGGAGTTATCGAAAACCTGATGGGCAGCTTGTACCATACGGTCAAGGGCTTATTGGTATGGGTAATCTCACTGAAGAACAACGGTTAATAAAAGGATTTGAGCAAGCAGCTAGGATCGAAGCAAAACGAATACAACAAAGTCATTTAAGTGAAAGACAAGATACGTTGCTTGATGGTTTTAACCGTGTAAATAGTTCTTTTTATTATGGGTATACAGTAATTAATAATTCTTCACGCATGATGATTGCTAACGATGAGCTTAACTATCAGTCTAGTAAGTTAGCTCGTTTTTTAGTAAGTGGAACTCTACCTTCTTTGTTTAGTAAAAATAAAGATGGTGGGGCTGCAGCCCTAAACTCAGCAATTAAAAAGCTAGAGAATAATACTAATAAGGCTCCTGGTGATAAAGGATATCAACGACTTACTACTGAAGAAGGTTTTTTCAGAGTAATTGCAAGATCAGTTGTTGTCGGTGCAGATAAGCTATCTCCAGCAGATCAAGTAAAAGCATTGCAGTTAGATCTAGTAACAGGTAAAGACGGTCCTAATGGTGGTCCAGCTATGCGGTATATTAAATTCGGTAGGCAATTGATTGAGTATACACAAGCAAACGCTGACTACCATAATCAGGTACAAGCAGCCATTAACGCCCGTCAGCCAGTTCCTGAAGCTCCCGAATTACTTTTAACACAAGATCTAAACGATTTCTTGGCTTTGCATAATAAAAATGATACTTTTTATTTTGCATTAGATGCATTGCATGAGCTTGCAAGATATCACAGTACTCCTAAAGGTGAAAAGTTTGGATCAAGAGTTAAAGCAGAGATAGATGGTAACTCTAACGGTGCAGTTATCCAAGCTTATCAAATGGGTGTCGAGAATATTCTTAAACGTGGTGGTGTTTTATATGCTAAGATTGGATCCAAAGGAACCGCTTTAAAGAAATTAGGTCCAGATCAAAGTTTAACCGATCTTACTCGCGAAGAAGCTGAAGAGTATGAATTAGACATTCGTGAAGATGTGTTCAGTGTAATGGCATCACAACCCTCCGTAGCTAAGGACTTGAATTGGTCTGCCGCATTTGATGCTATTGGTAGGGACTCTACGTTAGTTAAAAAGCTAATGAAGTTACCAATTATGACATCTATTTACGGTAAAGATCCTAAATTCCATAGTGATACTGCTAAAAAGTTTATATCAGATAACCCTAAAATATTCTCAGCTATGCTAGCAACAGGTAACTTAACTAATGCACAGCTAGAAGAGCAGTTAACTAAACACCTAGAAGTTGGTTTAACTCTAGGTCTTGGTGGCGCGCTAGACCATCAGCGTATCGCTAAACGCAATGGTAGAGCGCATGTTTTTGGCAATGAAATCTTTGTTATGAAAGGTGAAAATGGATGGGATATTCAAGCCGGTGGTATTGAATATATACCAAAAGATACTTTACCTCGTATGGCAAGTCGTAAAGATAAAACTAATTTAGTTACTTTCGGCCCAGGAGCTAGACGTAATGTAGCTGATATTACTGTTACAGAGCCTCGCTCATCTGCTGCTGTTAGAAATACCCCTAAATATGTAGGTGAGGGTAGCTACTCTAAAGCAGAGATCGGTGGCAAGCTTATGAATCAAGCGGCAGTAAACGCTACTCAAAATATTGATGCTACGGTTGCACAGTTAACCGTAGCTAGTGTAGTTAATCGTAGGCCTAATGGTTTAGTTATGCAAGTCTATGATGCATTCATGGGTGACTCAACAACTTTTGCTGATCTTGAGAATACAGCTAACACTGTTTTTGATAAAGTAAACCAAAGCTATAATATGCTCGAAGAGGAATTAAAAGCATTTGATCAGATGGTAGCTAGGGTTAAGCAAAAAATTGCAGAGAAAAGAAAGACTGGAGATACTTTTGATATTGGCACTGAAGGCGAATACAAAGGTATGGGTGATTTTGTAAACACTACACCAGATGGTACCCGCCGTTGGGCAGCTATTATCGGTAAAGATATGATTGATGATTCTGAAAAGAAAAGAGCTATTGCAGCTGCTTCGGAGTTAATAAATCAAATTGTAGATTTACTACCCCCAGACACTATGCTAGGTGATCGCTCAGTTAAAATTTCAGCTGATGCATATGAAGCTTTATTTGAAGGTGCTATTGAAGTGCTTAAAATTAGAAGGGATTTAGTTAATCTTATAGCTAAAACAAATAAACAGCGTAAAGAGCTTAATAGTAAGCCACGGAAACGTGGTCAATACAGCTAAAAAAAATACCCCACAGGGAATCCTTAACGGAAACCTTGTGGGGTATTTTTATTTATAGTTTAAGACCATTATCTTTAGCAGCCTTCATAGCCATGCTACGCCGTTTATCCGCTTCGTGTTTGGCTTGAGTTTCACTCATACCAAGCTCGATATATCCTGCAACATTTTCAGCGTGTACTTTGTCGAGCATAGCTCGATTAAAACCTTCAGCACCAATTAAATCATCGGAGATTCCTAACTCTTTATAATCAATATCTGAAAAGTTTTTGCCTGTTTGAGCAAGCCAATTTTTGTCTTCCATAGTAACCTCCTAGCAGAAGAAATAGTCTGATTCAAGTACACCTTTAACGTTTAGCGTACCAATCGTAGGCACAATGCCTTGATAGTCCTTACCAAAAGGAATACTATCATAGAAGTTTTCTTTGTCGTACATTGATACGAACTCTCTTCGTGTGTTATTCATTAGTAGCTCGATACTACTGGCATGAGTACTGTATGAGTCATGTACAGCACCGAAGTCACCTTCCCAATCAGCTACTACAAGAGCCATGTGAGATGCATCCATGCTATGCACAAAGTTAGGACTGATACCACACATAAAGCCACGTCTATCAGGGATGTCTGTTTTCTCTCTGATGACATGCTTAAATCGTATCTCACCTGCAGGGGTATTAAACCCATAGCAGTCTACCTTAACAGGTCTTGTACGGTAGCACTCATACACTACAGGGAATCCTGATGGTGTAGTCCACTCGATACCTTGTCCTCTATCAGTACCGTATTGCTTGTACCAGTTAGTGATCTCTTGATCAGCAAGCTTCTGCAAGTACCGCATAGTCTCTAGCGGTCCAGGGCATACTTCCTGGATAGCCCGTATGACTTGGCTGCTTAACTCATCACAATCCCAAGTACTGATGTTGTACTCAGTAGTAAAACCGAACTGATAACAATCACTGTACATTGACTCAGACATTTTCTTTTGTCCGCAGCTATAAGCACGAGTCATGGCACCACGTTTTGCAATACCTTTACGGATATGCTTCATAGGCATCTGTCTTTCTTCAAACCATTCAGGCATACGCTGAGTGAGTCGCTTAGCTACCTGGACGTAGAAGTCGTTTTGAACCTCAGTAGGTATTAATCCTACGAGGTTGCCCGTCAGGGCATCCTTAGACATAGCGCCTAGGTGTTGCCATCCGTTGTTGGCACCGTCAATAGGGATAGGCAGGTGTGTCAAGAAAGTACCTTCTGATTTTGAGTACTTATACCACTCAATACAACAAGCTAGAAACGAAATAGCTTTTTCTGCATCATGTGCAATAATACCCATCTCGCCTAGCTCTAGAATGTCATCAATATTTTCTTGAGTCCATTGCGCTCTATCTTCGAGTGTCATTTTGTCTACTGAGATAGTATCGAGTTCTTCTTGCTCGAGTACACTACGGTAGTCTGTAGTTACCCAGTCAGGGATCTCATCGATACCGTATGATTGATTAAAACAACAGGCAGTATGCACACCTAACCAGAAGCTAGCAGTGCTATCGAATGGTTTACCGTTAGCAAAGAGTAGCTGACCCCTAGCTATGTCAGAGCCTTGGAAGTTAAAGAATGGCTCTGAGTAATACAGCCTACCTCGATAATCAGCATCAAGATAAAAGCTAAACTCAGTGTCTAACCACTTGTTTGCCACAGCCATTACTTCTTTTACTTCTCTATTCTTAGAAGCTTGGCGTTGGTATAACTTATCGTTCTCTTTAGTGTCTTCACCATCAAACACTTCAGTCTTTATGAATGAATCCCAATGCTGTAGTATAGCGTTGTGAACATCCTTATTAATAAGCCAGCGAGTGGCTTGCAGCTTATCGATTGCCTTTACAAATGGCGCTGTCTTGTGTTTAATAAACTTATATTCTTTAGATTTATCCCAAGTTTTAATAACACTTCGACCATTAGCTTGTATTAATGAAGTAATAGGTTCAATCGGCTCTGCTGACATGCATACAGTACGCCCAGCAATGGCTTCCATTTCACCCCACTTATCAGTAGCATGTATTGTTACTGGTTTACGGCTTTTCATGTGGCCTACTGAAATAGTAAGATAACCACACATAACAAAGCCTTCGATAACTAAGTCACCAACTCTAACATGATCCCTGAAATTAACATTATTACTATCCCAGCCTTCGATAATATATTTACCGATAGCCATTGATGCTTGAGTAATAGCTGTTTCACCTTCCGTTTTACTACGTTTAAAGCAACGTTGAATAGTCTTTCTAGCAAAAGACACCATGTCTTCGATAAGAAAGTCTAGCATGTCAACACCATCAGTGTCAATCATACGCATTAGTTGTAAGTTACGCCTTGGCTTGACACCTAAGTCTTCACCGCGAATTTTCTTCAGGAGATAGTCCTTCACATCTTCCATCGATTTCTCTTTTCCAAACATCTATGCCCCAAGTGGGTGCGGGTGGATTATATAGTACTTGTTGTGAACAAGTGATAGGGTCGTAGTTAGGCTTGACTGCGATAAGTAATTCAAATTCCTTTTCTGGAAACATATCTCTTACTTGTTCTAAGTCTTCCCGATTACATTCAACCCAAGCAACATAATCAGGCATATTATCTATTCTTTGGTAATGGATTTGCATACTCTTAGCATACCTTTCTCATTAAGAATTTTAAATCCCTCTAAATCTTTCTCATACGCTTTCTCAACGACAATTTCGCTGATACCAGATTGGAGGATAAGCTTAGTACACTCGATACAAGGTGAGAGCGTAGTGTACAATGTGGAACCCAATCCAGAACCGCTAGTACGAGCGAGCTTACAGATTGCATTAGCTTCAGCATGAATAACAGTAGATAAAGTAACACCCGTTTCAGGGTGTTTACAGCTATTGTCAAAGCCGCTTGGAGTGCCGTTCCAACCCATTGAAATAATGTTTCCGTCTTTAACAATGACTGCGCCGACTTGGGTATCACTGTCATAAGACATTTCAGCAACTCTTTTAGCGATGTCCATATATAATTGATCATATCGTTCTTCCTTAATTGTCATGGTAATTAAACCTTTATAGTTATCGACCTTGTCCTCGATACTTTTTACGTCCTGCATATTTCTTTCCTGTGAAGGTCCTCTGCTTGCGTGGTTTAAGAAGAAAATTATCTGCTTTCTTTGCCATTGTCATCCTCTACTCTAAATGTTATATAGTTTTTATCGTAATGCCAGTCAATAGGCTCTGTACCCCTCGACCTAAGACTATTTAATAGCTTAATAATATTCTGGCTAGGGGATATACTCTTGTTCCTTATAAATAGTATTGATCTCATTTGATAATGTCTCTATTTTGTTTGCTCGCATGATAGCTTGACTACGAAACTTATTACGCTCCGTAGTAAGGCTTTCAATGATTTCTTTTGCATGAGCAAGTTCTTGTTGTAGTAAACCTATTTGATGGTATAAAGCTGTTTCACTCATCCTATCACCTCAAAGTCTATTGCTGAACCATTGTGATACTCTAATCTAGTAGTATCATGGTTGTATTTTACTGATCCGGCTGGTCCGGTCTTACCAGAAAATCTACTTTTAAGTACAATGAAATTGATTGTGTTTCTAACATCCTCATTTTCATTAGCCATATCTCTGGAGAATCCAATAATATCGAATGATATTTGTTTAATGGATCCAGAGCCTTTGATATCATCCATACTCGGTAGTTTACCTTGCTCGAAGGTCGTACTTCCACCTTGCACCTTTCGTAGATGCGATATAACTCCAAGCCAGACGTTATGTTTCTTAGTAATCTTAAGTAGATCTGACATAACCTTATCAATGGCTTCATTACCAGTGTACCCTTCAGCACCTTCGGACACGGCAATCGTGATGTGATCAAGAATAAGATATTTACAACCCATAAGAGCCATATACTCAATCTTATCAATAAGTGACTCATCACCAACAGAACCTTGGTGATCGAGTAAGACAAGGCGTTCATCCCCAAATACCTCCTTCGATGCAGCTTCTTGGATATCAAGTGGCACATCATGCTCTTGCAGATTTTGTTTAAGTTTCATCTGAATAAGCTTCTCAGCTGTATCTCCGATAGACTCCTCAAGCGAAATCATACCTATCTTATAACTAGTTTTATCCAGTAAGTCAAGTACTATTTCTTTAATGACAGTACTTTTACCGCTACCAGTACCGCTAGTAAACAAAGTGATTTCACCAAACCGCATACCCTTAGTCTTATCGTTGATGCCGTCTAAGCAATCTGGATAAGGCACAGACTCAGTAGATTGTCTTGCTAAGTATTGCTCCCATACAGGTGCATGCCCTACTATAATACCCGCTGGACTATAGGGTTGTGCATCCCATATAGCACGCATAACTCCGTGATGTCCTGCAGCAGTATAGAGTTCACAAGGGTCTTTAGCAGGGCTAGTAGCGATCTTTACTTTGTCAATCCCAATGATATTAGCAGCTTCTTTAATAGCTTTCTTTCCGGCTTCGTCTTTATCAAAGAACAACACGACCTCTTCGAAAGACCTAATCCAGTCTCTTGCATGCAACAAACTCTTAAGGTTGCTTGCCGAGGCAATAGAAATTGTGGGATATATTTTGTTATAGTGTTCGAGTGAAGCTTGAGCAACTGACATTGCATCAAATTCCCCTTCGGTAATGACGAGGCGCTTCCCTCCCATTCCAAAGCTTTGGCAACCAAATGGCCAGACATTCTTAAAATCTCCTACTGTCTTGAATTGTTTTGGTAATGTCCTCACCTTATACGCAACAAGTTCTCCCGTGTCGTAATACGGGTAGTTATAAGCGGTAATATTACGCTCATTATCGTACGTAGCGCGAACACCGTAGTGTTCTGCAATTGTTTTAGTAATGCCACGTTCTTGGCAACCACGATAGTCACCTAGTTGTGACTCAAATAATTCTAGGCTTGTTACTTGAGGCGCTGCTACAGGCATATCCTCTTCCTTTCCTACTTCTTTTTCATAATGGTTACATACAAAGCAGTAACCGTGTCCATCATCATACAAAGTAAAGCCATCGCTGCTAGGACAAGCAGGACATTTGGTTTTACCTATCTCTTTACTCTCCGTATAGTCTGTTTTCTTTGGCATATCGAGCTTCCTTCCTTCGGTTTCTAGCTCTATCTGATTTAATTAGCTTTTCAGCTTTCTGTTGCTTGTTATTAAACATATCTAACAAGTCTTCATCCCAATCATCTTCAGTTACTTCTGATTTTTCTGCAGGAATAACTTGATGTTTCCTAATATCATTATGATAAGGATTGCGAATACGATTTGGCGATTTCAATTTGTCTCTCCATGTCTCTCATAGCAGGTTTAAATCTAATTTCATGTACCCACTTGTTATACCAATCATCACTGCATAGCGCATGAGTTGTGATAATCATAAATGCTTCTAGATAACTCAAGTCACCTTTCATAGGACAAGAAAACAAGATATCAAAAGAAAAGTTATCATGCCCTTGTTCTTTAATAATTTCATTGAGTTCACTGCTAGAACTAGTGTATGCTTTCCAGCTAGTATGTAATGTTTTTACGCCTACATAGCGCTGCTTAGTAGTCTTATTAGTAATCACATAAAGAAAGCCATGATCAGACTCATTAAACAACTCAGGATGTAGTACATTCCAATGGCTCTCTACCTCAATGTGACCTCGCACATCATCTGCAATAGTTGGTGTAGTGCCACTTAAAAAGTATATTGTGATTGGACCTTTAAATCCTTTCTTTAGTTTAAAGCGAGACTTGTTACGTCTCTTGCAACGAATCTCACCATGCTCTTTAGTAATAATGCCACACCAATCGTTATTATCGAACTGAGTGACACGCTCTACCTGAACGTTATGCCAACGCTCATGGTTATTAAATCGCAAAGAAGTCATCTTGTTTCCTTAGAATGTGAATACCATTAGCAGTTTCTAGTAGTTTTTCTTTCCAGTCTACTCGACCATACTTAGCTCTATACGCTGCAAGTACTCTGTGTTTACGCCGATCCATTGGAACACCTTTAAGCATAGCTTCTGCTTTCTTTGGACCAATCTTAGGTAGCCCTGGAAGGTTATCTGTAGGATCACCTTTCAGCATCTGCTGCCAGTAATGTAGATCAGCACTGTCTTCATCAATATCGTAGAACTCAGCGCGTCTAGGGTTGTAGTGTTTCCCCGGAATACAATCGAGATCTTTATCAATGTGTACAATAGTATGATCTACTTCATCAGCAGTTAACTCGATAGACTTAATGCGTACCATGTCATCAGCTTCCATACCATCTGCAGGTATAGCTAGCTTTTCATCAATAATAAGCTGCATTAAAGGTCTAAACAGACTTGCATCTTGGGGTGGATCTTTACGGTTAGCCTTGTACTGTGGACAGAGTTTATACCTGAAGTTATCTTTGCCACCGCAGTATATAATCTGTTCATCAGACCATACAGGGTCTATCCAGTTTTTCTGTAGGATTGCTTTGTAATTTTCTAAAGCACTTTCTAGGGTTTCTTGCTGCCATGCTGCTTGATATATACAGCTATCAGCGTCTACTATAGCTAACATTATGCGTGTCCTTTCTCTTCCCAGTAATGGTTGAATGAGTCTACTACTAGCTCAGTGAACTCATCGTCATCTAGTAGCGGCATGAATTGTTTGTACTCACTCATCTCTGATAAGTAATCTTCTACATTCTCACACCCAGATACTGTTTGTGCTGCAAGATGCCAGAAGTGTTCTTCAAGTCTCATAACGTGTTCTTTCATTTTACCCATGACGATTCCTTTCTAATGAACGTCTGCGTAACAGCTACCAATGACACCATCGCCATCCATACACTGTACATTAAAGTCTTTAGGTGCTTCTCTAAATGACTCAACACAGATTTCTTTTACTCTTTCTGCGTCAGACTCTTTAGCTACCCATGCCATCTCATCGTGATAAAATATAACAGGGTAAGCATCTAAGTTTTCTTCTTTTATTTTATCCATTGCATAACCAATAGCTGCCTTACAAGTAATAGCCTCAGCTGATTGCAATAGATAGTTTAAAGATTGATGAGCGCTACCAACATACACACGGCGACCATCAAGAGCAGGAATGAAAGCATCGCCATATCCGTTGCGAGTTTGCTGGAATATCGTATCCAGCTTCGCCTTAATGCGTCCGAGTCCTGGTATTGCTGATTGATACTTTCGTTTGGAAGCGTCCCCTGCTGTCGCATCCGGCTTACCTGTGAGAATAGTGCCAAGCTTTTTACCACCGCCACCAAACAGATAAGCATACAACCAGCGCTTAGCATCACCTCTGCTACTATTGAGGATACTTGCGTTATAGCTGTGAATGTCTCCATCCGTTACCTCCTTTGTGAATGCGTCATCACCAATGTAATGACATAATGCTCTCATTTGATTACCAGCTGAGTCAGCACCAACTACTTTATAGCCATCTTCACAGATAAAGAGACTACGCATCTCTTTACCCCAAGCTGCCTCAACACTAGGTAAGTTAGTGATCACTTCGTGTCTGGCTCTGTATGTAGGCGTACCGATAACCCACATCCTTCCGTGTAGCCTGTTGCCTTTAATCTCTCCAAGCCAGCCTTCGAGAATAGACCTACGCGATCTTGTTGTGTAGTATCTGTCGATATCTTGTCCGATGTCTCCGAGTAAAGATAAGCTCGTTGTTGTGAGTTTCGGGCTTGTCTTATGGAATTCATAACCGACTTTCTTGTAGTTCCAATCATCTGGTTTCCATCCTATAGTGTAAAGATATTCTTTGACTTCTTCCATGTTACCAAGTGTTACTTGGGTTTGATAACTACGCTGGAATTTCTTTTCAGGTGGCCACTCCATTTCATCAGGCTCTTCACCAAGATACTCAGTGAGTAACCGCTTAGTGACAGCAGTAAACTTACCTGCTTTAGTGTACTTAGCAGTCTTAGGCTGTTTATCCACCCAGATAGTCATTTCCGGTAATAATGGATGTACTCTATTCTCGATAGCTTCTAGCTCACTACACATTTCTTCGTGTAGTTTGTTAGCACCCTCAAGATCAAACAGCCAGCCATTCATTCGTACTCTAGCTTCGAAGACAGCAGCCTGATGCTCTGCCCTTAAACCCTTAGCAATCAATGGCTTAGTACTGCTTTGTTCCATGAACTCTTTCATTAATAGCTCATAGACTTTTGTGTTTAACTCAACGTCTCTTACACAGTATGTAAGCATTTCCTCTGTGAACTGTGACCAGTCACTGAATTCAAACTTACTGTAACCAAGATGTTCACCCCATCCACCTAAACCATGTTTATGCTTTCGCTTATAGCAAAGTACTTGACTCATAATCCAAGTGTCATAGAGTTTCTTGTCAAGAAGATTAGTACCATATAGCTTATCAAGTACAGCAGCGTCATAGCCAATGATGTTATGGCCTATTAATGCTTCTGCATTGAGAAGAAATGAAAGGCCTGAGTCTATATCATCAGGCTTCCACTTGTATATCTTCTTAGTTTCTACATCTTGTGCTACGATACACCAGACTTGAGTAGCATCAATGCCATCAGTCTCGATATCGAATACTAGTTTCATGTCAGTCCTTTCTGTTGTCGCATGATGGACAACTCTTTGGTTCGTCTGAGAGGAAGTCTAACGCCCCCTCATAATAGGTCGTGTTACAAACAGGGCATACAATAGTGCTGCGTGACCTGTTCATAAAGGATTTAACCGTGTCGTTCAATCCATTCTTTTGTTTCTTTACTGCGCTCTCCTTTAGCATAGATGTGTTTGATTGCGAGGTTTGTGCATCTTTTTTCTTTGCACTCATCCCACCTAAATACTTCACAGGTTCTTCCGAGGCTGTCTTTCCTAGTACATTTAATAATGTTTTTAGTATCATTCAAACAACTCTCCTTGCAACTCATCATAGTCTACTGGCAGTATCATGTACTGATAGCGTGACTCGTTAGCGTAATGCTCTTGTATTACTCTAAATGCTTCGGCTTCAGACTGATAGTCGTCTTGCCATATGAGTTTATATACGGCGTACCTAATCCCCATCATCGTCCACCTCCATAGCTATTACAATAAGTCTTCCACTAATCATACCTGAACACCACGCACTGATATACATAAGTGCTGTGAAAGGTGCAGCTAATAGATCAGACATCGCCATTAAGCACTATCTTAGTGTCCTCATAAGGTGCTACTGTACGCCGATAGAATTCCATCTGCGCTCCTGCTAATGCACCCATAACGTCATTCATATCTTGGTAGTTCTCAGGTCCAATGTGTTTAATAGCTACTGCAATGATATACTGTAGCTCACCCGCAGATATCTTTCTACACTTATTAACATCTTCAAGTGCTTGATTAACCCACATTAATTCTTTACGATTCTGTTCTGATATGTAAGGCATGTTGACCCCTTTCTAGAGTGCGCTTGAGTCTTCGTTCCAGTTACCATCGTTAAGAAACCCAGAAACATAGTCAACTAAATTGCTGTCGATAGTACCCATTAAGTTATAACAAGAGTTATACTCATTATATGCCAAGCTGAGATCATCACATTTCTCTGTAGACATAATGTCATGGAATGTTTCAGTTGCAGCATTAAGGCTCTTAGTGTATGTATCAAAACGTAATTTCATAGTGTCCTCCTAGTAATAGTATGATATAGCTTCTATGCAGTCATCTAGCTCAAAGTGTTTCTCTGTGTAAATGCTTTCATAGAATGGGTGGATGTGATCGTCTTTGTTCGACCACAAGATAATGATCTTGTTTTTCATATGAGCAAACATAAGTTCCATAGCCGTTCCAGTGCCTCTTCCACTGTCGCGTCTAATGTCTGCTAATACGACATTGCTATTAGCGATATCCTGCATATCCATTTTGAATATACGTCTACAGGTAGACTGTACAGGTGTATGCTGCTCTCCAAGATATAACTCATCATGGAAAGATACTCTACGAGTTGGATCGAGAGAAATGATATCGTTCTTCATCAGCAGTTCCGCTGCCCGTAGTCTCCACGCTGTCATTCGTTTCTTCGTGCAGTCCTCCATTGGACCTGCTAAGTACACGTATTGTTTCATCATCGTTCCTTTCATGTTCGAGAATGAAGTTCTTTAGGTCTTGCATAATAAGAATAATCCTAGTGTATTCTTGGTAACTTGCTCGACCTCTTACATATTGTTCTGACCAATAGTCTGTTGCCTTAGTCAGTTCTGTTATCGTTGGTTGCAGACTCTGCCTTAAATCCATCAATACTCTCCTTGAATGCTGCTAATAGATTAGCGTCAATGCTTATCTCACCGTCTTCAGATACATTAAAACGTTTATCTTCCATGGCTTGAAAACATAAGTCTGAGAACTGTAGGAACCAGACATGATAGAGGAACTTATCGTTGTCTACCTCATACCCGCCTAGTTTTTCCCACATCTCTACAATAGCGCACTCTAGAAGAAGTTGTTCGTCAACCCCTTCTAGCTCTACGTCCACCTGTAGATTACGTTTTGGTTTGAAGTCAATGATATCACCCATTAAAAGTCTACCGCTGCTTCACCACCTTCTTCTGCGCCATCAATGACATCAAAGTCTGTAGCGTTACTGTTCTGGTATACTTTAAGGTCTGTCACCTGTACTTTCGACAAGATACTGCTAACACCTTTACGACCTTGCATTTCATACGGGAATTGGAATAGCATTACGTTACCAATGCTACCGTTACCTACCTTGTTACCGTCAATAGGCTTCTTAGCACCATCAAGAACATCTGGTGGTGTATTCTGATCACCGTCTTTCTTAATAGCCTTACGCTTTACATTAGCTTTGTAGTATTTTCCTTCATCACCGTCTTCTGTTTTGACAGTGAGATAAAACTCTTTCTTCCACTTCTCTGCTTCTGCCTTGTCAGCAGTACGCATCTGTAGTTCCCACTGTAGTGTACCGAAAGGCTCTACTGGTTTTACTAGTTTAGCCCAGTGTAGTTCTGCATTACGGATAATCACTGTACGTTTCTCATTAATCATTTTCAATCTCCTCAATTTTTGTTGTTCGAATACTAGTAGCGCCTTTCATAGCCTTAAACTCGATAGTGGCTTCTTCAATTGCTTCTACTTTGTTAGCTGCAGTAACGAACACAGTGTCCGTTACCCAGCCTTCACAGTTCACCTCATACTTTCTCATCGGGTTCCTCATTCATAGCGATGAGGTAGTTTAGATACCACTGAGCTTTCTTTAACTCTTGTAGCTTAGCATCTTTCTTACCATACCGCATTAAGTACTTGTACACTTGACCCATTAAGTGTGCCTCAGCACCCTCAAGGTCTCTTAACATGAACACCATCATGTCCATGTACTCATACCCAGGCAATATCTCTTTGTAGTGCTTGGGACTGACTGCGTTATGTTCTTCCATAAGCTTTCCTTTCATGTATGCTTCGTGTCTCATGCAGTTAATCGTAAGATACGCTCTGCATGTGTTAGGAAGTGTTTACAACTCTTATCGTAGTAGATGATGTCATTAGTCATACCATCACTGTCGAGAACTACTAGCTTTACTAGCTTACGTCTCATGTTGTAGATCCAAGCAGCACTAGGTGTCATGTAGCATCTGATGTCAGCGCTACTCTTAGCTGTTAGGATTTCATTAATAAGGTCATGTGTGATTACTGTTCTCTTAGCCATTATACTAATTCCACTTCTTCAGTTGTTTCTATCCATACCTTTGCGCCACAGGATAGTGGCTTGTCTGGGCTATACACTACTTTGGTATGATCATTGATGATTACAGTGTGTGCATAGCTGTTATTCCCGCCACCCTTTACAGTGATGACAGGATTTCTTTCACCAGTTTTAGCGTTAGCTCTGATGATATGTTGGTTAATGTGAATACGTTTAAGCATCGTCTTCCTTTCTGTAGTCTTCTAAGTGGTAGTAGAATAATTCCCAGTTAATACCTATGTTACAGTCATGGCTATTAGCTACTTCACTAAGGATATCTTCTGCATCCTCATCAGTAATAGTTATATCCATGTCTCCTGCTGCTTGATGTACATCTTCAATATGCCATTCATCAACTAACACAGTGACTCCGTCTACTGTTTCAATGTGTGCCATTCTCTATCCTTTCCAAGATATCTATAATGATTTGTAAGTCTAGTTTAGTGTCTTCATCGTCAGTATTCATTAGTAGTATATGTAGTCGTAGTAATGCTTCAGTCATTGTCTCTTCTTTCTATGCAAAAGCATTGTTGTTGAGGATACTCAAATCCCCTAGTAGTGATCCCTACATGACAGTGTGACATGTAAGGATGCTCAGTGTATACCTCTAGCTGTACTTCTAAGGGTGTTATTGTACCCATACAAGCTAACACCCATTTATAAACGATTGGGTTCGTCATCGTATACCTCTCCGAAGTCTTCCCATTCCTGTTGCCAGTCTGGTTGTCCATCTCTACTGTCCTCTAAGGACTCCTCAAGGACTCCGTTAAGGATTAGCTCTTGTTTAATGTCTTCAGGTAGATCCTCGACTATTTCATCGAAGTGTCCCCATGAGTTAGTCTGTATTGCTTCTTCTAGCTTAGTCTTGTAGAAGTGATACATGCTAGGTGTCCTTCGAGGACTATGGTTTGTCATTGGCTTTCCTTTCTGTATCCTTAAAGGATACCCTTAGTATATCCCTTTCCCCCTATAAGGGTGTGTTTTAAGAGATACCTACGTTTGTTTCTTCTTCGTATACTTCCATATCACTCATATCGAGGTCAACGGTTAGGTAAACGCGTCCTTCGGTGAAAGATACGTCAACTTCTATTGGTGAATCATCAAGGTATGCCTTAATAGTGTCACTGTCATGGTACTCTAAGAGTTCTTTAACGTGTAGTATGGCAGCTTCGTTGTTAGAGGATAGCTGAACAAAGTTGTAGCCATAGTCTTCTATGCCCCACTGAGTATTATTGAGCGTAGAGAAGACGAGGTTTATTTCGAAGTCTTCGCGGTATGTAACGTAGCGACCTGCTTCGATGGTTATTGAGGTGTTACGCTCTGGTGAGTCTGAGATAATCATTGTAGTGTTCCTTTCAGTTTGAGAAGAATAGTATTATTACTATTAGTGGAATTACAGTCCATAGTATTGTTTGAAGTAACCAGTTCATTTTGACATATAGCGGTAGTGCTACTCCTTTATTAAAAATTAGTGACTTAACCACTGTTGCAGTTAAGCCATTATTATTTATTTACGGAATCCTTCTATTTGCATCATTATTATGCAGAAGAATACAAATCCTACTACGATATAGCCTATCACTGTTCAGTAGGCGTCTCGATAGGGTCAGCTGGATCATCCCAGCATAGCGGTACAAAGGCATACTTGGAGTATCTTGGTAGTATCTTTTCAAGATATGGATAGATGTACTGAGTATCGTTAGCAGGTCTTATGACTGATCTGTTGTAACCCATTTGGTAGTGCCAGTCACAGGTTATGCTGCCTTTACGATCCATCCAGATATGTGACATGTTTATAGGGAAGTTACGGATTACATCGAGTGGACGTTCACGTACCCATATGAGTTGCACTTTACGATAACGTAGGCTACCTTGATGGATTGGGTATTCCCAGATAGCGTTGATGCCTTGCTCACCACAACCGTAGGAGTAGGTAGTACCGTACGCTTCACCTAATAGCTGGTATTTAGATAGGTACTGCATGGTTTGTGCTAACGCATCGACTTGCTCTGGTACATAGAAGAAGATGTCAACGTCTCTACAGCCCCATCCATGATGCCAGTCTCTAGGCGCACCTCCAGCGATATACGCTTCAGTACCTACAGGCATTGCCTGAAGGAATTTGTTTAGTTGACGTTTAGCAGCGGCATGTTGTGCTGTAGGTAGCATCCCAGTGCTTTTATCAGTTGCTAGTTTGATTTCATATGTATTCATTATATGTTCCTTTCCTATGATGAACATATGAGAGGTAGCCATGATTGACTACCCCTTAAGTTGATTAGAAGTCAGCAGATGGATTTACTGATGTTGTTGGTGTTAGTGTATCGAAGTCAACTGATGTTTCTGGTGTGTATTCGATATGATTAACAATTTGTACAGCCATTAGTACAGTCTTAGTGCCGTTGTATGCACGTGGTGATGCATAGGTGTAGACAATAAGATTAGCTGTAGATCCGTTACCGATAGGCGCGGTGAATGGTTCTTTAGCCATATTAACTACGCGAATAAAGTTCTCTTTACCGTCTTTATTGGTGGCAGATCGAGCGATATTCATTGCGAAGTTACCGTTAGGTAGCTCACGGATCTTACCGTAGCCTTTAAGTTCATCGATACGGTCTTTACCGAATTCGAGTTGGATGTCGAATTGTTTTGCACCGAATGGATTTTCTTCAGCCTTGTACACTTTAGCATAGTTGACTGATACGTTACGGATAATTGTTTGCATGATAAACTCCTTTACCTGCTGGTTAGAGACATGAGTGTCTCGAAAGATAGTCCCGAATTGGAACTATCTTAGGTGCTACTCATTATATTCTTTTTCTTGGTGGTAATATGTATCGCGTATGGCTGATTTAGATATTGCAGATGCAGTATCCATTACTTTATATAAGAATTCGTTATCGCTAAACATTAGATTTAACGCGTATTCTTTGACATAGTCTTCATGTAGATTGGATTTTAGTTTATTTAATTCTTCTTTTAGTTGTTTGTTTTCTTCGAATAGTTTGTTGATGTACTTCTGCATTTCGTTATAGCTCATTTCTTGAATCTCCTTAACCAGCATTTAGCACATAGCCAGTATGTAGCAAAGTTAGTTACATCTGACGGTGAATTACAATTGTCACATTTAGGTCTCATTTTCTTATACCAAAGCGTATACAGCTATTAGAAATGTGATTTCTATTATAAGGTTTATCATATCCATTGTTACCTCCTAAGTTTACGATTAAGTCTATCAATAACAGGTGCGAGACCCATTACGATGATTGCGGTTAGTGATACGAGTAGACATCCGAGTACTATTCCGATTATTAATGCTTCCATTTTGGTCTCTTTCTGTTCATATTATCACACACAAAGACACACCACTACAGGGAATACTCCACGTAAACCCAAAAGTATTCCCAAAGTGGTACTATTTATGCCCCTGTAGTGCGCATTGACTGTATTCTGTCTTGACTAGACAGCCATTCAGAGAGTAAATCAGCGGCTAACGGAGAGTCTGCTGATCTGCTCTGTAAGTATGAAGCGTAAGCTTCGGTGTAAATAGACTCTACTTCATCTACACCTAAATGATTATTAAGAGCATCCTCACAATTTATTATAAGTTCACGCTCTTGTAGTTCAACAGAAATGTCTTGCATAAGTGCCTCCAATGCAGCTGAAGATGCATCCTTAATGTTAAGATCACGAATGTTCATTAGTTTGCCTCCTTATGGCGAGTTAAACGACTTTGGACTGCTGTCCTAGACATACCAAGTATCTGAGCAACTCTAGTTTGAGTTAACCCCATAGATACCATTTCGAGTATTCTTTCAGTAGGTATGAAAGGCTTGATTACTCCGTGGTGATTCCTCTTACGAACAATCTCTGGCTTAGGCATTACAGGTACTCTAGTGTAGCTCTCAAGTCTTTCTTTATTAGCAGCTACACGTTGTTTGTTAGCTTCTTTGTCTGCCCAGTCTTTTAGAGCAGTTGTTGCTTGTCCTATCCACATGATATGTTCCTTTCGTGGTTGGTTGAGACAAAAAAAAAAGAAAGAGCGCCCCCCACCGAAAACAGCAGGGAGCGCACAGGCCTTAGAACGGGAATTCTTCACCGCCAGCCGCAGCTACGACCGGGGCGACACCAAACGGCTCAGACGACAGGGCGCGAAGTGCTGACCCGACCGACCCGCAACCGCAAGGAAGACAGGAGAGCCAGAAGCAACAGCTTCGCGCACAGCCGCAAGGAAAGACCGCGCAGCAGGAGACCCTTCGCCGCCAGGAAACCCACGCGACAGAGCTATGAAGGTTTCAGAGTGGCCTTCAACCGCGCAAGAAGCAGTTACCGACAGACCCTTCAGGCCGTTGTTCGAGGTGTACGGAGCAAGATCCGAGAGGATCACAGCCACGCCACCCGCTTGAGGCACGAAGGACGAAGACGGCACAGACTTCCCAAAGCCCAGAGAATAGGACTCAGGCACGAAGCCAGCAACGGTTGAAACGACGGCGATTTGTGTGTTTGAGTTAGACATGTTAAGCTCCTTTCAAGAGCGTTAAGGGAAGACGCAGACGACCTCGCACCATTGCAAGGCCTGGCGGCAACCCACGAGGCGGCTCGGCAAGGGAGGAGAACCGAGACGCCACGAGGACAGCCGAAGAGCAACCCCCGCCACCCGAAGGCAGCAGGGGCAAGGCAGGGAAGCAGGGCGGGAGCTAACCCGCAAGCGCACGCGAAGAAGCCGGAGCCACGGCGCAGAACCACCGCGAGGAAGACCAGCCCGAACGAACGCCAAGGGACACCGGCGCACCAGAAGCACGAGCGGCGCGGAGAGAGGCAACCAACGCCGACACAGCTGCCGGAGACGACCGACCAACGCGACACGCCAGCGGAGCCGCAGAACCGGAGACCCAGACAAGGACAGAGCGAGAGGACGCACACCAGCCGAGGCGAGACACCACGGAAGGCCGAGACCACACGACACAAGAAAGAGGAGAAAGAGAACGGCAGACAACAGAAGAAGAAGACACGACAACACCCCCAAGAAAGGAAAGGAAGAAGGAAGGCCGCCGGAACAACCGACGACCCAGGAAAAGGCACGAAGCCCCAACCGCCGAGGACAGCGGGGGGGCCACGGGAACCAGCAAGGGGTACCCGCAGCGCTTCACATCTTTTTCTCTCATAAAGAAAAACCATTAGTACCACTTTGGACCTAAACACACCCTTATAGGAAAATTTAGAGGACAACTAAATGAACAATAAACGTAAACTAGAACTTCTCAAAGAGGCAAAACGTAGAGAAAAACTAGGGGCATACGAAAAAGATTTCGCTCTATTTTCAAAAGAACAAATTAGGATTATTACAAAGAATGCTTCACAGGGCTTTGTTCCATTTGAGTTTAATCACGCACAAGCTGTTGTTAATAAGCAAATTGAAGAACAACTACAACAAACAGGTAAAGTTAGAGCAATTATACTTAAAGCGCGACAACAGGGCATTAGCACCTATTGCGCCGCTAGAGTTTTTTGGAAGACATTCTTCACCCCTTATACTAGATCAGTAGTTATGGCGCATGATAGTGCTACCAGTGATGCTCTTTTCAATATGTCGCGTAATATTATTGATAACATGGAGGAACCTCCAAATCTACAAAAGAGTAATGCCAAAGAAATTTTATTTGAACATAACAAAAGTGGTTACAGACTCTACACAGCGGGTGCTAAAGAAGCAGGACGAGGAACTACCCCTACGATTGCCCACCTCTCAGAAGTTGGGTTCTGGCAATTCGACGAACAAATCCTAGCAGGACTCTTCCAGGGAATTTCTCAAGAAAACGGTACTGAGGTACTACTAGAAAGCACTGCTAATGGAGCCAGTGGGGAGTTTTATCGTTTATACCAAGGGGCTATGAAAGGCGAGAATGAGTATATACCTATTTTCTTACCTTGGTTTATCACTTCTGAGTATCGTAGGACTGCTCCTGAAGATATGGACTTAACCACTGAAGAATGGGAACTACTGGAGAAGTACGACTTAGATAACGATCAGTTATACTGGAGAAGACTAAAAATAGCAGAGTCAGGGGAGCGAAAGTTCCGTCAAGAGTACCCTGCGAGTCCCGAAGAAGCCTTTCTTGTCTCCGGTAACAGTGTTTTTGATCAAGAAGTCATTAATAGCATGCAAGTTATCGCTCCAGACTACGTTAGGGAGTATGACGATAAAAGTAGTTACTTCGAAGATGCTAAAGAAGGACATTTAGAGATATGGGTACCACCTTCATTTGAAGGTAGGTTTATTATTGGTGCTGATGTAGCACTTGGCGTAGGTCAAGACTACAGTACAGCAGTTATTCTTGATAAGGAGAGACGGGTTTGTGCGCTATTTAGAGATAACTTCACGGATCCTAGTAACTTTGGTGATATTTTATTCTATCTGGGTAGATATTTCAATAATGCACTCCTAGCAGTAGAGAGTAATAGTCTAGGAATAGCTACGCTTAACAGGCTTAAGCAGATGAACTATGTAAATCTGTATTATCAGACTAAAGCTGCTAATCTTCTCAACGAAGAGGGTGGAAAACCCGGTTTCAGGACAACGGTTTCTACAAAACCTATGGTAATAGGAAACCTTAAACGAGCAATTGAGGAAGAAGACCTATGGATTCCCTCAGATGTTATGCTAGGGGAGTTAAGAACTTATGTCTCAGCAGAAAACGGGAGTACTAATGCCCTCCCAGGAAACTATGATGATACTGTTATGGCTCTTGCAATTGCATTCGAAGCCTATAGAACACACCAGCATAGGTTAACTGACGATAATATATCTTGGAAAGATAAAGTAGGCCACTTAGTGGAGGAGAATACACAATGGCTATAAGAGGTGATGATAATCATCCAGGACTAAAAAATCTAGTGTCTATTAAAGACAGCGAAATGGCTGATGAATGGCGCAGAAGGGGTCTTGAGGTACGCCGTAAAAACAAAGAGAAAAGAGAACTAGCTAAGCAGACTATTGTCGCTATGAAAGAGCTAGGAGATGAGGCACCTGACGCTATCCATGCCCTTAACTATGTATTAGTACAGGCAATGGAAGAAGGTGACACTGATCAAATTATAAAGGTAGCAAGTATCCTTGCGGAATACCAAGCACCAAAGCTTAGTAGGCAAGATGTGACACAAACGAACTTAGATGCCTCTGACCTCACGGACGAAGAGTTACAAGCGGAGCTAGATAAGCTCACTTTACAATGAAAAACTACCGTTGTCCTCACCTAGTCAGGGCTGCTAGGGGTAGGAAAAGCCCATCTTTTGATTTTAAAAGATATAAAAAAAGTAGACATCGGAAATACAAATGCCCAATAGTGGAGGATTATTATGAGAAGACCTGGACCGCTAGCAAAGAAAAAGAAAAGTACAGTTAACGCAGCGGGTAACTACACTAATCCAGCATTACGTAAAAGTATTTATCAACGTATTCTTGCAGGATCTAAAGGTGGCAAACCTGGACAAAACAGCGCCCGTAAAATGCAAATGGTAGCTAAGGAATACAAGGCTAAGGGTGGGGGCTATACGTCATGAGTCCACCAAAAAAGAAAAGGAAAGGACCACTCTCCAAAGAAGCTATTTCTATGATTAAATGGTCTGATCAAGATTGGGGTACTAAAAGTGGTAAAAACTCTATTGTAGGTAAAGAGGCTACAGGCGAACGATATTTACCTAAAGCTAAGCTAGATAGTCTATCAGCTAAAGAATATGCAGCAACGACTAAGAAAAAGCGTAAGGGCATAAAGAAAGGTCAACAGTATGTAAAAAATACTAAGAAAGCAACAGTGAGAACAACATGAGCGTAGAAACATTTCTAAAGTGGAAGATACTTCCTAGGTTTATGATGTTAGCAAGTACATTAATGTCTTGGCGTTGTGCTGAATGGTTTATGGATTTGCCAGACCCAACAGGCGCACAATCAGCTTTCGTATCGGTTGTTATGGGCGTTATGACAGGTGTATTCGGGATTTGGATGGGTCACGAGCATAAAGGGGACAAATAATGATATGGGCTTTAATGCTAACTGCTTGCACAACTACAATGTGTGCAGAACAAGCAATACAATGGTTTGAAGTAGAAAAAGAATGTATAGAATTTAAAACATTACACGAAGAGCTTCCGCAAGACGGTCATTGGCAACGCGTTCAATATGACTGTCGAATAATTAATGGAGAAGAAGCATGAAAAGTCCGTGTGTAAAAATTTGCAAGTTAGATGCTATGGGTAAGTATTGTATCGGTTGTGGAAGAACACTACAACAAATAGCTGAACGAGGAAACAATGCCAAAAATAAGTGACAATACTGAAGTCGCTTTACCTTTAAGAAATATTATAAGTATGGTTGCAGCAGCAAGCGTAGCAACTTGGGCTTACTTCGGTATTATAGAAAGACTGAATAAAATAGAAACAAGTATAACTATGATGAAGGCTGACTTAGGACAAAATACTGAGTTTAGAATTAAATGGCCTCGTGGTGAAATGGGTTCGCTTCCTGCAGACAGTGAACAATTTATGCTTATAGAACATATTGCAGGTGAGCTAGAAGCCCTAGCAAATGAGATAGAAGAAGGCAGAGCGCCATATGATCAACAACAAAAATTAACTTTAGAGTTCTATGAAAAAAGAATTTCTACATTAGAAGCACATATAGAAAAGTTGCGTAACGGAGATCACTGATGGTAGAAACCCTTTTTGTTTTATTTTTAACGCTTGGTGGTGAACCTAAAGAGTGGACACCACACTTTAAACTAAGAGAATGTCTTTCTGTAAAACGTAAGATTAATAGAAACGTAGGAACAGGACATTTATATAGTTGTAAAAAAGAAAAAGTAACTTTGAAACAAGAAGGCGATAAGTATATTATTATAGACTTCGTGGAGGAATAAATGGCAAGAATCGAGGTTGGAGGAGAAACCTTTAGCGGTTTAAATAAACCAAAAGCAACACCTAATCATAAAACTAAATCTCATGCTGTTGCAGTAAATGGTCCTAATGGTAAACCAAAGCTTATTCGATTTGGTGCTAAAGGTGCTAAAGGTAGTCCTGACGGTACACCTAGAAATAAAGCTTGGAAAGCCCGACATCAGAAAAATATTGATAAAGGTCCAATGAGTGCAGCTTATTGGGCTAATAAGGTTAAGTGGTAAAAACCCAGGAGCGGTAAATGACACAAGTAGGAAGATATAATCAGGTTCAGCCTGTATCTTCGGTTAAGAAACCAGTAGAACGAAAGGTTCCACTCTCTCAACCAGGATCTAAAGGCTATAGCCAAAAAACTATGGAAGGCAGTAAGCCTGTTTATAGTGGTACAGGCGGTAAATTATAATGGGATATCGTTATAAAGAAGCCGTATCGGACGAAGAACTAATTAATGTTATTGAAGCAGGTGTTCAAAGTTCTTCAGGTGACTGGTTAAACAGTTCTGATTTAACAAGGGAGAGGCTTAAGTCTACTTATGAGTATGCCGGAGTTGCAGCAGCACATCTTGCTCCTCAAGGCGTAAGTACTATTGTAGATACAAGTACCACTGAAGTAGTGGAAGCTTATACAGCTGTACTCTCCGACCTATTTTTGTCTAATAATAAAATCGCTAGGTTTATTCCCTACGATGACACTCCAGGAGCTTTTAAGGCTTCTAAAGATGCAGCTAATCTAGTCAATTACTGTATCTTTAAAAAGAATAAAGGATGGGAAATCCTACAAACATGGATGAAGGCTTCTCTATTGTGGAAGAACAGCGTTATTCGCTGGGACTACATCGAAGACTTTGATTATGTTATGGAAGAATATGAGGAGATCGATGAGGCTAAACTCGATGAAATCCTTGCGGATGAAAATTTAGAAATCGTCGGCGAGCTAACGCTCAATCCTACATCAGAAACTATTTCATATATAGATGTACGATTACGTAAGAAAATTGATAAAAGCCGCATTAAGCTAGAAGTTATCCCACCTGAGTCTTTTAGAATCTCTAACGAAGCTAAAGATATTGAAGATGCTAACTTTGTTGGTCTACAATCAGAGATGACACGTTCAGACCTTCGTAAGTTTTACCCTGAATGGGCAGAAGGGCTAACAGAACAAGAGTGGCAATCTTTAGGAACTGACGAAGATTGGTTAGGTAGTGGCAACTATAGTGAAGATGTTGCTGCTAGAAAAGAAATTACTGGTCAAAGATATTGGCAGGGATATGAAGGTAAAAATACTTATCCAGTAGAAGCTAGCCGCGAGGTTACATTAACTGAGTCTTGGATTCGGGTAGATAGAGATGGAGACGGTATTGCAGAGCTAAAACACTTTATTACAGTAGGTAATCATATTCTCTATGAAGAGGATGCTGAGAGTGTTCCGCTATCTAGCATTGTACCGATTGATATTCCACATGAATTCTTTGGTTTATCTATGGCTGACTTTACTAGAAGCAGCACACTAGCAAGTACAGCTATTCTTCGTGGATTTGTTGAAAATACTTATCTCACTAACTATAGTCCAAAGCTAGCAGATCCAAACGTAGTAGACTTTAGTGCGCTACAAAACATGAAGCCTAAACAGATTATCCCGACTAACGGTAATCCACAAGGCGCAGTAGCAGCACTATCACCAGAAACTATTTCAACAGGTACCGTACCACTGCTTGAACATTTACAGATGATTAAAGAACAAGCAACAGGTATGTCAAAAGCTGCACAGGGTTTAAACGATACGCTATATGTATCGGGTAACTCTGAACAGAAGCTTTCAGCTGTACAATCAGCTGCTCAAAAGAGGATCCAGCATATCGCGCGTAGATTTGCGGAAACTGGATTTAAGCGACTTATTAGCGGTATCTATAATACTATTTATCAAAATATGAAGGGTAAACAAACTTATGCTATGGACGGTATTTATGGTACTGTAAACATGAGTGAGCTACCATCACGCATGGATGTTGAAATTATGTTAGATATTGGTGAAAACTCTAATGCTAACACTATTGGTAAACTTAGCAAAATTGGTTCAGAGATATTACCATCACTAAACCAACAAGGTGCAGGTATGGTAATTAAGCCAATAGCCCCCGCAGTATTAGCAACTAAGCTAATTGAGGCAATGGGTGTTGATAGCAATGACTTTCTTGAAGATTATACTCAAGAAGAATTCAAACAAAAAGCAGCCCAAGTACTCGATAAACAAAGTAAAGACGCTCAGCTTGATAAAGAAATCGAACAGCGTAAGAAAGTAGCAGATGCTTCACTAGCAGAAGCTAACGTTGGTTATACTAATGCTCAGGCTAAAAATACTATGGATGATAATGCTCGTCAATTAGCTGTGTCTATTGATAAGCACTTCCAGGAATGGGCTGATATGACTATTAAAGCAACAAAAGAGGGTGCAACCTTACCGGAGCATCCTTCCTATGATCAGGTTCTTATGCTTGCCCGTCAGATTATTATGGGACAGCCGGAACCACAACAACAGGAAATGACACAACAAGATGGACAAGTACCGCAAGACAGCTGAGACGAAGCTAGGTAATACTAAGTCATACGGTAATCATAAGATTCATCCTGAAGAATTGGCGCGAAGGGCTCACATTAAGGGTCACTTCGCTGCCAAGGAACGGGATGAGTTCTTTGATGAAGTATACGGTGAGGTCTTAATTGATCTCTTTATTGAATGGCTCAAGACGGAGCCGCATGAAACTAAATCTCGTGAGTTTCTCTACAGTTCTGCTATGGCACTAGGTAGTGTTAAGGAAAAAATGATAGGCTTTGAGATGTATGGGAAAAACATTCCCCATATGATGGAGGACAATAATGGCGAAGCGACTAATTGATTACGCCCAACTTACTAAGAATTATGAAACTATGATTGATACACTAGAGTATGACTCTATGCGCAGTGCAGGAAAGGCTAAGCTTAATGCTGAAGTTCTTTATTATATGCACGCACTTAAAGATCGTTATAGTAAAGAAGTTTCTGAACAACCGAAACCTGCAGCAACAAAAGTTGCTAAAAAGGGAGGTAACTAAGAATGGAAGATACCAATGCAACAACAGACTCTACCCAATTGGATGACTCTGCAGCAGTGGAAGAAAGTCGAACTGAAGAGGCTATGCTGGCTGACATTCTTCGAAACACTGAATTTCTCAGTGATGAAGAATCTCTACCCGATGAGCAAGTACCACAGTTAGACGCGGAAGACTCTGATGACGAAGACCCAGAAGAATCAGACGAAGCCGATAACGTTGATGATGAAGAAGAAATCGAAG